TCTGGCTGCCTCTCTCCGATGCAGTCCAAAGTTCACCAAGACAGTCCATTTACCGCCCGACCCAACCCAGATCAAGCGTGATGCCGGCCAAGAAAACCCAAGCGCTACGAGGGGCAACGGAACCAAGGCTTCACAGCCCTTATCTCAAGGGCAAATCCAAGGTTGATGATGTAATTGAGCTGGCCAAGCTCATCGAGATGCCTTTGCTCCCTTGGCAGGAATTCTGCTTGCGAGACATGCTCAAAATTGACCGCAAAGGGAATTGGCAGCGTAAAACCAATCTTCTGCTTGTAGCCCGTCAGAATGGAAAGACTCATCTTACAAGAATGCTTATTCTGGCTCACTTGCTCAAGTGGGATAGCAAGAACATCATTATTGCGTCTTCTAATCGCTCAATGGCCTTGGATACCTTTAGGCAAGTGGCTCATGTCTTTGAGAATAACGAGAACCTCATGGCGCTGGTCAAGCAGATCAGATACGCCAACGGCACCGAGTCTATTGAGATGAAAGACGGCCGCAGGCTTGATGTAGTAGCTGCAACTAGAGATGGCGCGCGCGGTAGATCCGCCGATGCGTTATTCCTCGATGAGATCCGAGAATGGTCAGAAGACGGGTACCGCGCAGCCATGCCGGTAACTCGCGCCCGCGCCAACGCGCACACATTTTTAACATCGAATGCCGGCGATGCGTTTAGCGCAGTGCTTAATCAGCTTAGAGAGCGCGCGCTTGATAACCCGCCTAAGTCGTTTGGCTTCTATGAATACTCTGCGCCGCAATATTGCAAGATAGATGATCCTAAAGCGTGGGCAATGGCCAATCCAGCTTTGGGTTATTTGGTTACCAAAGAAACTTTAGAAGAAAGCGTTGCAACTTCTCCCATAGAAAACACCCGAACCGAGTTGCTTTGCCAGTGGATTGACTCCCTAAGCAGTCCTTGGCCACATGGAATACTTGAGGAAACCAGCGACAGCTCTTTGCAGATCCCAGTTGGCGGATACACAGTCTTTGGCTTCGATGTATCGCCGTCAAGAAGAAATGCAAGTCTCGTTGCCGGCCAATTGCTCCCAGATGGCCGAATTGGCGTTGGCATCTTGCAGACTTGGGAAAGTGCTATCTCAGTCGATGATCTCAGGATTGCGGCCGATATAAAGGCTCATGCGGATCTTTATAGGCCTCGCCAAATCTGTTACGACAAATACGCTACCGCTTCAATTGCTGAAAGATTGCAAAATGCTGGTTGCATGACTCACGACATCTCAGGTCAGCAGTTTTATCAAGCATGCGGTGATCTTCTTGATGGATTGGTAAACCATCGCGTTGTTCACAATGGGCAGGCAAATTTAATCCAACAGATGAATAATTGCGCAGCAAAGGTAAACGACTCAGCTTGGAGAATCGTAAAGCGTAAATCTGCTGGCGATATTAGCGCGCCCATTTCTTTGGCCATGTGTGTCTCTATGCTTATGAAGCCACAACAGATTGCCGCTATCTACTCAGATTAAACTTTAACTAGTGTATAATTGCGGCCTATGGGTATATTCGATCGCAAGCCAAAAGTAATCGAAGCGCAATACGCGCCACAGGTCATGGGCGAGAATATGCCCAGCCTTTACAATGCGATCGTTGCTCGCGTCTCACGTCACGATGCCATGACTGTACCTTCGGTTGCTCGCGCTCGTAACTTAATCTGCGGCACTGTTGCGTCAATCCCTTTGGAGTATTACAAGACGTCAACTGGCGAAGTTATTGCACCGCCTCGCTGGATCAAGCAGCTGTCAAAGAACCAGCCTTCATTTATTACTCTCAGCTGGATCGTTGACTCACTTCTGTTTTATGGAGTCAGTTATTTACTTGTAACTGAGCGTTATGCCGAGGACGGCCGCCCAGCTTCTTTTGAATGGGTTGCTAATTCACGAGTTACATTTACAACCGATCTCGAAGGCATAATGGTCACGCAGTATTACGTGGATATGTCTCCAGTATCTATGAACGATATTGTGACTATCCAAGGCTTTGATGAAGGAGTGTTAGATCGTTCAGGTCGCACAATTCAAGCTGCGATCGATGTAGATCGCGCAGCCGCACTTAACTCAGCCAATCCTCAACCTGCTGGCTTTCTAAAGAACTCAGGCGCAGACTTGCCGCCTAATGAAGTTCAAGGATTGATTTCCGCTTGGAAGCGCGCTCGTCAAAATAACTCGACTGCTTATTTAACAAGCACCCTGGACTATTCTCCAGTTTCATTTAGTCCTAAAGATATGATGTATAACGAGGCAGTTCAAAACCTCAGCACTCAAATTGCTCGCGCAATGAACGTCCCGGCTTATTATCTTTCAGCCGATCAAAACACGACAATGACTTATGCCAATGTCCAAGATGAGCGCAAGCAATTTTATGCGCTATCGATCGAGCCTTACGTTCAGGCTATTCAGGCTCGTCTATCAATGGACGATATTTCAACTGCTGGCCATGAAGTCAAGTTTTGCGTTGGCGACACATTCCTAAAGCAAGATCCGCTAGTCGAGATCCAAGTTCTTGAAAAGTTACTTAGCCTTGGACTTATTACAACTGAACAAGCAATGGCAATGACAGATTTAACTCCTAACGGAAGCGAAGGTCTATAATGGATCAACTAATTATCGAAGCATCGTCAATCGAATGCAGCGAAGATCGCCGCGAGATCTCAGGCAAGATTGTGCCTATGGGAACTGGCGAGATCGGCAACACCAATATGGGTGGCGTCGTATTTGAAGCCGGGTCGATTGAGATCGCAGATCCAACCAAGATCCGACTTCTGGCACAGCATGACGCGAAAAGACCAGTAGGAAAAATGATCAGCGCCGAGACACGTCCAGACGGTATTTACGCTGTATTTCGTTTAAGTCGCAGCCAAGCCGGTGCAGATGCCTTGATCATGGCACAAGAAGGACTCGTTAGCGGGCTTTCAGTAGGTGCAGAAATCATCGCATCCAAGCCTTCACGCGAAGGACACATCGTCGTATCAGCAGCCAAGTTAAAAGAAGTTTCTCTAGTAACAGAGCCAGCCTTTAAGTCTGCTCAGGTTCTAGAGATCGCAGCAGAGGAAGTAGAACTCCCTGCTGAACCAAACACACCAACAGAAAGCGAGGCGGTCGTGGAAAATACTCCAGACACCGTAGCAGCACCAGAAGTTGAGGCAACGGCTGTTGAAGCCGCTCGCCCAACTGTTACAGCAAATCTCCAAGTGAAAGAGCGTATTGCTCCTCTCACATCTTCACAGTACCTAGATGCAAGCATCAAGGCAGCAATGGGAGACGACTCAGCTCGTCGTACTGTTCTTGCAGCAGATGACTCAACATCAACAAACACCGGCTTGACACTTCCTTCACACCTCAACACATTCCTAACAGATACTTTCTCAGGACGCCCAGCGTTCAATGCAGTAACTCGTGGATCACTTGCAGGCATCGATGGAATGTCTTTCACAATTCCACGCCTTTACACCAATGCGTCATCTGCTAACACAGCACCAACAGTTGCAGCAGTTAACGAAGGCGCAGCAACTTCAGAAACCGGAATGACCTCGGCCTATGACACGATTTCAGTCCAAAAATACTCGGGACTCAACGAAGTTAGTTTCGAGCTAATTGACCGCAGCTCACCTGCGTTCATGGAACTCCTAATGGCAGAACTTCGCAAGGCTTACGAGAAGGCAACAGATACAGCGTTGCTTTCAGCATTTGCTACTTCTGGAACAGTCGCAACATCAACAGCAGCGACAGCAGCAGGTCTGCAATCATTTATTGCTACTGAGTCAGCAGCAGCATACAAGGGAACTGGCGGCGATTATGCTAACCAGCTTGTAGCATCTACTGATCAATGGGCTGCCATCATGGGCTACGCCGATGATAACAAGCGTCCTCTCTACGCAGCAGCACAGCCACAAAACGCGGCTGGCGCTGTTTCACAGGGTTCAACAGTTGGCAACGTTCTTGGCGCTAACTTGATCGTTGATCACAACATCACCACTGCAGGCGTGATCGATGACTCAGCATTCCTAGTTGCACCGGGATCTGTGTACACATGGGAGTCACCTGCGACGAACTTGAGAGTTAACTTGCTCGGAACTGGCCAAATCCAGATTGCACTTTATGGCTACCTAGCAATTTACGTAGGCAAGTCTGGCAAGGGCGTTCGTCGTTACAACCTAACTTAATTAGTTAGAAACTAAGTCGCTGGCGGGGTAGTGCCCTTCTGCCCCGCCAGTCTTTAGAAAGGAGATCAAATGTCTTACACAACAGTTGCAGAGTTACGTACAGCGCTCGGCGTTGGCTCACTTTACAATGACGCAACCCTTCAAGAAGTGTGCGATGCGGCAGACAATGTGTTGATCCCTTTTCTATGGACAAACGACAATTTCAATGTGGGTCATAGCAACACGACCACAGAGGGAACACTATATTTTGACGAGTTAGTTACTGGCACTTATTACGTCGGCCAGTCAGTAACCGTTACCAAGAATGGCTCGCCTTTTAACGGTACTAAAACAATTACAGGCGTTGGCGAATACTCCATAACTTTTGCTGTAACTGGCACTCCAACAGCTACGGAGTATCACCCAGTCGTGCCTTATGGCGTAGTTTCAGGCGTCACTCAAAATACTTATTCATCAATTCCTGCCGTCAAAGAAGCCAGCCTAATGATCTCGATTGACATTTGGCAGAGCCGCCAAGCGCCTTCTAGCGGTGGCGTTACGGTTGACGGATACGCTCCAAGCCCGTATCGCATGGGTAACACATTGCTTGCTCGTGTTCGTGGCTTGCTTGCGCCTTATCTAGATCCGCGTTCGATGGTTGGCTAACCATGACCGCTGCTATATCAACCCTTCGAGGCACTATCGCCACAGCGTTAATAGATAACACGCTTTGGTCGGTATTCTCATTCCCGCCAGCAACTCCAATTGCTAATAGCATTGTAGTAAGCCCGGCAGATCCTTACGTAACGCCAAACAATAACGGCCGCAACACCATCGCGCCTTTGGCTAATTTTAATCTTAACGTGTTCGTGCCTTTGCTTGATAACGAAGGCAACCTAAATGGAATTGAAGAAATGCTGGTGGCTATGTTTAACAAGTTAGCAGCTTCTTCTATCGTCTATAATGTGGGAGATGTGAGCGCACCTAGCGTTCTCAATGCTGCATCGGGCGATCTTCTGACTTGCTCAATGCAAGTCTCAGTCCTAACGAGTTGGAGTTAAAATGACCCTAAATGAATGGGAAAAAGACAATGAAGCATTCCTGATCAAGATCGGTCAGATTGCTTCAATAGCACCAAAACCATCTACTAAGAAAGACGAGGAATAACCTAAATGGCAGTATTTCTAAGCAACTTGGTCGGCGTAAAGGTTAACTCCGTTGATCTTTCAGACCATGTAACAGCAGTAACACTTAACCGATCATTCGATGAACTAGAAGTAACAGCAATGGGCGATAGCGGACATAAGTTCGTTAAAGGCTTGGAAGCATCTTCAGTCACTATCGACTTCCTAAACGACACAGCATCAGCATCAGTCCTAGCGACTTTGCAAGCTGCGTGGGGTACTTCAGTAACAGTTGTACTATTGCAGAGCAAGGGAACAGCAGTCTCAGCGACTAACCCTCTCTACACAATGACCTGTTTGATAAACTCAACTACCGACATTAACGGCGCAGTTGGCGATATGTCTACACAGTCACTCACATTTAATGTGAATGGTACTGTTGCAGTAGCAACAACAGGCACATTCTAAATAACTAACTAAGGGGCAAAGCATGGCCAAGCTAAAGGTAACAAGGGCAGACGGAAGCATTAACGAGTACCAGATCACTCCGGCGATCGAGTACGCCTTCGAGGCTTACGCTAAGAAGGGCTTTCACAAAGCCTTTAGAGATGATGAAAAGCAGACCGATGTATATTGGCTCTGCTGGGAAGCAATCCGTCGGTCGGGTGAAACCGTTAAGCCGTTCGGGGAAGAGTTCTTGCAGACATTGACGCGAGTCGAGGTCCTAGACGATGACCCTTTGGCGTAGCGCGGGAGTCCTTCACCTATCTCGTAGCTCGATTGAGCTTAGAGACTGGACTTTCGCCACAAACTTTAATTGAACTAGATCACACAATGTTCAGGACTTTACTTCAAGCCCTGAAAGACAGAGCAAAGGAGCAGAGCGATGCCAGTAGAACTCAAAGGCGCCGTTCAACTTCGTAAAGCACTAAAAAAGTTTGAGCCTGATCTAGCAAAGATGACTACTAAAGAAATGTCTGCTGCGTTAAAGCCAATTACTAACAAGGCTCGCGGCTTCATGCCAGCAACAGGTTCAATGTTATCTGGTTGGACTTCTGCAACTTCATCAGCTGAAACAACTAACTATCGTCACTTCCCTAAATACGATCAAGCAGTTGCTAAAAAAGGAGTCACTTATTCAACAACTCCTTCTAAACCTAATAGAAGAGGATTTGTCTCTTTAGCTCGCATTATAAATGGTTCTGCTGCCGGAGCAATTTACGAAACCGCAGGGCGCAAAAGCCCTAGTGGTCAACCTTCTCAGGCTTCAACTAAAGGAAAATACAGCGATTACATTGATACATCTAATAAAGTTAACAAGTCTCTTAACCCAAACGCTGGCAAGCAATTTATTGATCGAGCTAATTCTTTAGGACCTTTAGTAAATGCTCGCCCACGTCAACAAGGTCAAGCTGGCAGAGCCACTCGAAAGATGACTGGCCGAGTAATTTTTAGAGCCTTTGCAGAAGATCAGGGCAGAGTCACAGCTGCGGTAGTAAAAGCGATTAGTAATTCTGCCATTGAGTTCAGGGCCAGAACTGGAGCTAAATAATGGAAAAACTTGGTATTGAAATTGCAAGCGTATTTACGGGCGCAAAAGAATTTTTAAGAGCAGACTCAGCAACTAAAAGCCTTGAAAAGAATGTATCTAAATTAGGAAAGGCTTTGCTTGCTACCTTTGGAACTGCAAAGGTTCTGCAATTTGCTAAGGCCAGCGCTAAAGCCTTTATTGAAGACGAGGCCGCCGCTTCTAAACTTGCTAATTCTGTAAAGAACCTAGGGCTTGCTTACGCTAACGATGATATACGCAAGTACATAGACTCATTAACTTTGGCATCAGGCGTGGCGGACAAAGAACTTCGCCCGGCACTACAGGCCCTATTGCAGGTAACTGGATCAGTTACTAAGTCACAAGCGATGCTATCCGATGCAATAAATATATCTCGAGGCTCAGGCGAGTCACTCTCTACTGTGGCCAACGATCTTTCCCAGGCATATGTCGGAAACCTTAAAGGTCTTCGCAAATATAATCTTGGCTTAACTAAAGCAGAATTAGCCGCGTCATCATTCGTAGATATTCAGAAGCGAATGAATGATCTCTTTGCTGGCGCTTCAACTGCTTATCTACAAACCTATGCTGGTCAAATGCAGATCCTTAGCAATACTGCTAGCGAAGCGCAAGAAGTTATTGGCAAAAACTTAGTAGATGCCTTAATGCTTTTATCTGGCAATCTAAGCGTAGAAGGCATATCCAACGACATGTTAGATTTAGCAAATTACACAGGCGATGTAATTTACGGCATAGGCGTTTTAGGAGAAAAATTAAGCAATCTGCCAGTAATAGGTGATATTGGTTTTCGTGGTTTAATCCAGGCAATTCCATTAGTTGGCGGATATATTAACTTACTAGCTGACGCAGGTGCTTCAGCCAAAGCCGCCAAAGGCGCTTTTAACTTTGCTTCTGGCGGTGGCCTTGGTACTGGTAGCACTAAAAGCATTACCGATCGTCAAGCAGCAGCAGCAGAAGCAGCTGCGAAGAAGCGTCAAGCAGAACTTTTAGCCGCACAAAAGAAACAAACAAAGGCAATTAAAGAACAAACAGCCCTAAAGAAGGCTGGCACTTTATTCGACATTGAACAAATAGGAATTATTGCAGCACTCCAAGCCAATGTATCGGCAGAAGATCGCAAGCGCTTAGAACTGCAATTAGCGATCCTTACTGGCAACACTTCAGAAGCTTCTAAACTTGCTGGAGAAATTGCTAAGTCTCAAGGTCTATCTGCGCAGTTGGCGTCTTACCTTGCTAATCTCCCAGATGCCAAAAACCCTTTTACTGGTTGGAAGTCTTACCTAGATATGCTTGAAGCGCAGGTTCGCGCTATTGCTGGCATGACTCCAATTGCTCCAATGTCCATCGCTGGCAATAACACTTCAGGAACTTTTAGCCCAGCAGTCCAGGAGATGATTACTAGTGGCAAGACTGTCTCTGCTAGAGCAGATGCAGCAGGCAATGTAAATGTCTATGTTGCAGGATCAGTTGTATCAGAAGCCGATCTAGTAGAAGCAGTCTCTAATGGCTTGCTAAATCGATCACTATCAGGATCTCCAAGTGCTATCGGCAGACTTAAAGGCTCGTTTGCAGGATGACGCTACCTGCTCAGATCAATGTATCTTTTGACTTTTCATCGGGTGCAACCTTTGGCTATCCCTTTACGTTAAATGACAGTAAATACGGATTATTAAACACAGGCACTTTATCGCTTTCAACAGTACCAGAGCCAGTAGTTGATTTAACGGCAGATACTCGACAGATCAGAATTACCCGCGGTCGCAATATCATGCGCGACACTTACGAGGCTGGCACTTGCACAGTCCGAGTTCTCGATCCTTTATCCTATTTCAACCCACAGAACACTTCATCGCCTTATTATGGACTTCTAAGCCCACTACGCAAGCTGCGTGTTTCGGCTTCTACAGGCGGCGTTAGTTACTTTCTATTCTCTGGATATACAACCGATTACCTTTACACCTATCCGCAAGGACAAGAGACTGGCTATGTGGACATTGTTTGCTCAGATGCTTTTAGACTTATGCAGCAAGCGACAGTTACAACAGTTGCCAGCGCAACGGCAGGGCAAGATACCGGCACTCGCATAGGCAAGATACTGGATCAAGTCTCATTTCCTACTTCAATGCGCACAATCGACACAGGCAACACAACCTGTGTGGCAGACCCAGCAACAGCTAGAACTGCCCTTGATGCGGTTAAGAACGCAGAGTTCTCAGAGCAGGGCGCGTTCTACTTTAACCAAGAAGGCACAGCGATATTCTTAAATCGCACGAATACAATCAAAAAGTATGGTGATACGCCTATTGAGTTTGATCAGACTACTGGCATTCCTTACACAAACCTAGTCTTTGCCTTTGATGACAAATTAATCATTAACTCTGCCGGTATGACTCGCGTAGGTGGCACTCAGCAAGTCTCAGAAAATGCAACCTCAATCGCTAAGTACTTCCCTCACCAGTCAAACCAAGAGAACCTAGTAGCCCAGACCGACACGGATACTCTTAACATTGCCAAGATTTATGTGGCAACTAGACAAGAGACAACCATTCGCATTGACGCGATGACGGTTGACTTGCTCGATACCGATGTTCCAACAACTACAATGCTTGATCTTGACTACTTCTCTAACCTAAAGATAACTAACGTTCAACCCGATGGATCGACCATTGTTAAAACTTTACAAGCACAGGGATTTTCATGGAATATAACGCCAAACTCCATGCAAGTAACTGTTACGACTCTCGAACCGATAATAGATGGGCTGCTTCTTTCATCGTCTATTTCAGGTATAATCGGCACTAACATACTGGCGTACTAGGAGATAAATAATGGCAAAACAGACCTTCACCGTTGGGCAAGTTTTAACGGCTGACCAGATGACAAGTCTGCAACAAACTGCAATGGGCGGCGGTTCTGCTACAGCTAAGACTGCCAGTTACACGCTAGTGGCCGCCGATGCAGGTACTACTGTCATTATGAACTCTGCTTCATCCACAACAATTACGGTTAATACATCGCTCTTTGCCGCTGGCGATACGGTTTTAATAGTTAATCAAGGCGCCGGAGTTTGCACAGTAACAGCCGGTACTGCCACAGTTAGCAGCGCAGGATCGTTAGCACTTAGCCAATATGAAACAGGGCAGTTGTACTTTTTAAGCACTAGCGCGGCTGTTTTTACCGATTATACGCAGGCGGCTGCTGCAAGCGGCTCAATGACAAGTATTGCAACCGGCTCATTTTCAAACAGCGCATTATCTTTGACGTCAATTAGTCAAGCATACAAAACGCTCATACTTATTATTAGCGACGCAGCAGGAAATAACGTAGACATGCAATTTCGCTTAAACGCAGACACAGGCAGCAATTACGCCTGGGTCAACTTACAAGCTCAAGACGCTGCAAACAATAGATCAACAGGTTCAACAAGTTTTCAAGTGAGTTATCCATATTTAGGCAATACTTACGCAGACAATACTTTTGTTTTGACGCTGCAAAATTATACAGATACGACTTCTTACAAACCTTTGCAATGTATGTATTCTGGAACAGGCACTTCAAACACAAAAGCATTAGCTTGGAGTGTAGGCACTTATGCGAGCGTTACTGCAATTACAGGTATTTCAACAGCAAACTCATTAGTCAGCGGTTCATACATACTATACGGAGTAAATTAATGAAAATCACAGAACATAACGCAGCGACAGGTGAAGTCATTACTCGCGATATGAGTCCTTCAGAAGCAACACAATATGAAAAAGATCAAGGCGAACGAGCAGCGCGTATTGCTAAACTCGAAGCAGACGCAAAAGCAAAAGAAGCCTTGTTAAAACGTCTAGGTATTACTGAGGCAGAAGCCGCTCTATTACTTGCATGAAGCCAACACTATGCGCTGCCGGTAAACAACTGAGAGAGCAGTTCGATGACTCCTTCCCGGATCGAGATCGTAGTTCCGATGGCTGGATTGCAGATGCCCGCCATCTTGCAGCAGGTACTAGCGACCACATTGCTGATTCAAAAACTGGAATTGTCCATGCCATCGATGTGGATCGAGATGTGTCTGGTAAAACAAAGCCCGATCTCATGCCCGATATTGCTGATCAGCTTCGTACCTTGGCAAAGTCGGATAAACGAATTAAATACATTATCTTCGCAGGTCAAATTGCCAGCGCTAAATCGTTATGGCGTTGGAAGCCTTATACAGGCATCAATAAGCACGATCATCATTGCCACATATCTTTCACTAGCAAAGGCGATGAAGATGGTTCGTTCTTTAATATCCCGTTA